CAAGAATAGACTTTCCTGCTTTAGTCATGTGATAAGTAATGTCTACCCACTTTAAAAAAAATGTACCCTGACTAATAGAATACACCCATCCTGCATCAGAGGGAGTAGTTGCTACACCACCACCCTCAAACAGAAACTTATATTTAGGATTACCACTAACTGAGTTATTCAATCGTTGAACTCCTGTTACTTTTTGATTTTGTATTTTATATATTTTACTCATTTTATTTCTCCTTTATTTTAAAAGGCGCTTTATTGCGCCTTAATTAATTTATCGTTTTCTCCCCATTCGTTGTCTACCCTAAAGTAAAGAACAAAAAGACTATAACTTGCATCGTTATGACCTTTTAAAGTGCACCATGCAGGAGACTCTACATCCAATTCTTTTAAACCAAATGCATTTAAAATACGGCTTCTGCCTCCACCATTATTATGAGGTAAAAATTTCTTTCCACCAAAATTAACTTTTTCATCATCATGTAAAAGCCACACAGATTTTTTGTTACCAGTAAACTGATCAGTAACAAGAATTTCTTTTGCTTTAATACGACGGTCATTAAGATATAAACCAACAAAAGAATGCAGTCCTTCATTACGACAAAGATCTTCTTTTGCGCGATCTAATTGAGAAGTTTCTCCTTGAGCCCACTGCGATAAATATCCGTCAGTATCACAACGATCAAAACTATCACGTGCTCTTTGAGAAGCATCAGATGATGATTGATTAAATTCGTTTGCTTTAGCATTCCAATCTTTTTTAGTCATTTCATTTCTATTATTCATTTTATTTCTCCTTTATTTTTTATGTTGATGAAAATAAAAAGCTTTTACCAATTTATTTTCTAAGTTATTTGCTTCGATCTCCCAAGGTGCATCCTCGTAAGAAACATCCTGCATCCAAACACCTAATTCTTTTCCTTCCCAACGAACATGTAATCGACCATCAGAAGACCACACTCTTGTTTGTAAACGGTTTTTACAAGATTGTTCAACGTGAGCACACTCATGCGCTAAAGTTCTTAACTGCTGGAAATAAGGTTGATCTTCCGCTAAAACAATTTTAAAATCTTTTGTAGAAATAGATCCATTGTTTGTAAGATTACAAGTTCCTAAAGTATCTTTTGCAAGAACAGTTCTTCTAATGTGAACTTTGATGCTTAAAGTATTTTGTAGTCTTGTAGAAATTTTAAGTTCGTTTAAAAAAAACTTAACAGCGTCTTCATAATTATTTTCTACCCAGCTTAATCTTGGTAGAGAAACACTTACGTTTAATTTTTTATTTCTTTTTTTCATAATTTCTTCTTTCTGTTTTGTTATCTATTTTATAATGTAATATTATATTATATACAACAACTATCTAATTATTGGCTGTTTTCCTCATTAAAATAGGCTTTTGTTTTTTCAAATATATCGCGGTTTTTCTCAATTCCGATGTAGGATTTATTCAGATCCAAACAGGCTTTTCCTGCGGAACCTGTGCCCATGTATAAATCAAAAACGATATCAGGATTAATCCATTCAATTAAATTTTTTAATAAACCAATTGGCTTTCCCCATGATCCACTCCTCATGTTACGCGGATATTCTAAAACGCTATTTAAATGTTTGCGTGGTTTGGTTGTAAATATTCGTGGGCCTAAATTATCTTTACCAATGGAGGTGTAGCCTTTTTTCATTGTCTTTATTTCTTGATTAGCCCCTACCGCTGCATCACTTGTTTTTCCATAAATAAAAATATAGTTGTGCGTGATCCGCGGTAAGTTTTTACTGACCCATCTTCCATCTTTAAAAAACCAAACGATTTCATTTCTTGGTTTCCCTAAAATGTTTTCTGTTTCATGCCGTCTTTGTGGTGATGTAAAAGCTATTTTTGACGTGCTGGCGATGTTTAATACCTGATCCCACTCATCGTAAGGCGGATCATAAATAACCAAGCAGTTATCGTGCTCCGCGATCCGTGAGAGGTGGTTACGACAATCGTCATTGATTAGCTGCATTTTTATTTCTCCTTTATTTTAGAAGGCGCTTTATTGCGCCTCCTTCCTTTCTTTTGCGGTTAACTGCTGGCTCCAGTTGTCAACTTTCTTTTGTTCTTTTTCAATTGTTTGATTTAAACTTACAAGTCTATTGTTCCAAACAAACAAAAGTTGAGAAAGAGTAGTGTCTTCTTTTACTCTTAACTGGTCAAGATAAACGGGTTGATCTTTAGCAGGCAAATCAATTTTAAGTTCCCAGTTAATCCATCTGCTAAAAGGATTGCCTCTTCTATCATAATATCTAACGTCTTCTTTGTATCTATCACCATGAGTTTTATAAAGTTTTGATAACTCTTCCTCATACGCTACATACTCAGCAAATAATGCTTTAAGTTTAAGAACAGTTTCTTCGTTAGGTTTTTTATTAAGAAGGTGATCTCTTTCATTCTCAACCATTTTAATAAAAGCAACTTTACCTTCAGTTGATTTCTCCCACACTTGAAGACGACTACCTACACAAGGACCAGAACGGAAACCTAATTGCTGGAAGCCATGATCATAGATAACACCATTTCTGTTACCTTCGTCCCATCTCTCAATGTAACGCTCACAGGCACCGCAAACAGCACGATTTTCTTTTGCATATTTCTCCTGTTTTCTTTTATAATCATCCTCTTCTTTGATGCGAATTTTATCCTGATACTGGAAAAACTTAGATACCCAGACATCATATTTAAAAGTAGTCATATCATAAGCTTCCCAAAGTTTCATGGAAGAGCCTTCTCTGTAAGGAGGAGAAACATAACTAATTTCGTTTCTATCACAATGATTAAGAAAAACAGGGTCAGCCCATTCATACGTATGAACTTGATGTCCCAACGTTTCATCAAAATCGGAGTGCTGCTTACTGATTCCCCAAACAACATATTTAGACTGTTGTTTTTCCCATCCTTTTTTACAACGGTAAATAGCAAATTTACCATTAAATTTAAAAAGGTCATAAACATGACCTTCCTCATTAAAAGTTTTATTGATAGGAAATTTATGTATGCCAGCAGTTGCAATCCTAATTGTTTTTGATTGAAACATAGCTTCATGAGGAAAGTATTCAAAAGTTATTTTAGCGATTGGTATGTATACTTGTTTGATATCCATTATCTAGCCTCCACTTGTAAAGTAGAGGGTGAATAAGGGTCGAAATTAATTCCTGCATCTTCTAGGTGCTTATCTAAAGCTAATTGAAAAGACTCACAATAAAATTCAGAATCAGAATTATATAAGTCTGCTGCAGAACCTTGTAAGTGAATAAAAACATTATCACCATCATCATTAATAAGGAACTGATCATTATTATTAACATCCCATGAAAGTTTACTAGGCTTAGCAGGAACTAAAACAAATTCATTTAACCATTTGTCAAAGTCTTCTTTAGAAACTAAATTTTTAGTTCCTTTGTAAAAGTAGTTAGCTTTGTAATCACTTACTAATTCCACATCAAATCTATTTGAGTCAGTAGGGTGATCTAAATTTGCAATAGTTTTAATCGCAATTAAGTGACTCAATCTTCCTGATGAAGCCTCAACTTTTATTGCACCACTTTTAATTTGTTTAGCATTTTGTTGCTCGACAAAGTTAACTAAGATTTTGTTGATTTGTTTTTTTAAGTTTTTCATTTTATTCCTTCTTTCTGTTTATTTAACTTTATATTATATTATATTACATAGGGGTAAACACTTATCTAATTTATGGCTGTTTTCTGGAGTTATTTGGATGCTTCGATAACCGCGTTACACCACCAATTAAGATCTTTTTCTCCCATTTTATGCTTCATCATATTAACGCGATAACAAACTAATTGTATGTTATCTCTTGTGTATTTTTTGATGTCACCATTGATACGATCAATAGAAATATTTGTATCAACTCTTCCTGCTCCTTTAATGTGTGTCATGTTAACATTTGTTAAAGCACATTTACCTTTTTGTTTTTCCCATAACTCTAGTAAGTCTTCCATATCTAAATGAGGATCAACAGGATGTCTTCGTCTGTTGTACGTTATTCCTGTTTTTTTAATATCACATAACCAATGTTTTAAAAACTTATAAGGGCTCGCGCTCAACGATGCGTTGTCTTTGTCTTTTTTATAAGCACTCCAAACTTTCGCTGAATGCTTCGAGGAACATTCTTTACACCAGGACTTACGTCCATCAGTTTTATTAGCTGCTTTTTTATCAAAGAGTTCTACTGCTTTAATCTTCTTGCAACGTGTGCAAGTCTTCGCTGTTATATTATCCATGCCTTCCTTCTATTATTTCTCAGGAGATATTAATCAGTATTCATTTATAAGCAAGTGTGTTGAGTTACTTGTGGTTCGCGCTTCGTGTTTCGCCTTACACTATAAGTACCTTTTGTAGGGGGTATAAAATAAAAATAAAAAAAATAAGTGAAACAAGTGTAAGTAGTGTAAGGTTGAGTGTTTTTTGAGTGTGAGTAAGGGATACACGCTTACACTACTCACTTTTTTGAAGTGTAAGGATTACACTTGAAGTGTAAGGTAAAAAGTAACAATGACAGAAAACAAGGAAAAACTTCTAGCTACCACGAAGGATAAATGTTAAATAAAAATAAAAAAGAAGAGGGTATGAATAATAGTATAGACAGAAGAAGAAAAACTAAACTGACTCCGAAGCAATTAAGATTTGTATATGAGTTTTGCACCAGAACTTTATTAGGAGCACAATCTGCTTCAGAGTCTGCAAGACGTGCAGGGTATGCTGAGTCTGTCGCAAGAAAAACTGCTTATGAATTGCAGGACCCAAATAAAAACCCATTAGTTGCAGAAGCTATTTATGATATGAAAAAAGAACAGCAACAAAAGTATGCTGTGAATATGGATAGACATTTGGCCAGACTAGATGACTTAGGGAAAAGAGCAGAAGAAGAGAAGCATTACTCCGCATCTATTAATGCTGAAGCATTGAGAGGTAAGGCTGGAGGATTGTATGATCCAACAATTAGAATGGAGAGTGCTATTGAAAACTTACCGAGAGAACAACTATTAAAAAAGCTTAATGAACTCCAGCGCAAAGGAATACCAATTGTTAATGAAGAGAATGTCATTGAACATGAGGAGCCAAAAGATAAGATAAAAGACATCAAACTAATTGAGCAAGAAGAAGAAAAGTAATTAGTATTTGTGTAACCCTATTCTTTAATAACTAATAAAGACAAAGCGATAGAATGAAAGAAGCACAGTTTGTTAAATTAATTAAGAGAAACCTTACCATTTATAATTGGATGAGGATTGAGACTACAACTATGGCTGGCTTCCCAGACTTGATTGGTGTGTCACCACAATTAGATACGATCTTTGTAGAAGCTAAGGTTGTAATTGGTAACAAGATTAAGCTTAGCCCTCATCAAATATCTATGGGAATAAAACTATGGAGAGATACAGGTGGATCCAGCTATATTATTGCTATTAAAGAACACGCGAAGCCCCTTCGCCCAGACAGTGTAAAACTGTATGAAACAAGGATTTCGCTGGATCTCCTAGAAAACGGTGTCAACGAACCGCCAACCGCGGAAGGCTGGCATACCATATGTAGATACTTGCAGGCGGTTCACGGTTCGCGACCCAAAAAACCTAAGTAATCCGCCATTATAACCGTACGATAATTGTAGTTATCGTAACATATAAATCGATTTAGCTAATAAACCGCAGAACTCTGGGCTTTTTTCGCGGTTCGCGGTTAAGCGTCTCGTTTATGGCGGATTACTGGGATTATTTATTAAAAACGTTAGGGTACCTGTGGATTATGAAAAAAACGGCTTGTTTCCGCCATTACCGACCACCTCATTTCACCCACGGTAACGCGCGGCGAGTGGGCTAAGACCATGTTTCAAATTTTCAGCCACCAATATTTCATATGAAAGTAATTTTATTAGGGTACACCCCCTTTTTTTAGTATAAAGGGTATAGGAGTCCCTATGGCAAAAAATATTAATAAATTTGAAAAGTATTCGGATGAAGAATTAAAAATATTATTAGCACTTGCAATGCAGGATGATGCATCAAAAGCAAAAGACAGCTTTATGCATTTTGTTAAAATGGTTTGGCCTGAATTTATTGATGGATATCACCATAATGTTATGGCTCAAAAATTTGAAGACATAGCCTCAGGAAAATTAAAACGATTAATTGTTAATATGCCCCCAAGACACACTAAATCAGAATTTGCCTCTTATTTATTTCCTTCTTGGTTAATGGGTAAAAAACCAAAAACAAAAATAATTCAAGCAACACACACAGCAGAACTTTCATATCGTTTTGGTAGAAAAATGCGTAACCTTATGGAAGACGAAGGATATAAAAAAATATTTAAAGATGTTCATTTACGTGCAGATAGTAAAGCATCGGGGCGTTGGGAAACAAATCATGCGGGTGAGTACTTTGGTGCTGGTATTGGAGGTGCAATTACTGGACGTGGCGCGGATTTGTTAATTATTGATGATCCTCATTCAGAGCAAAGTATCAGTGAAACTAATTTTGATAATGCATTTGACTGGTATATGTCAGGACCAAGGCAACGTTTACAACCAGGCGGAGCAATAGTTGTCGTTATGACACGGTGGTCGGAACGCGATCTAACGGGTCGATTAATAAAACAACAAGCAGAAACAAAAGCGGATCAATGGGAAGTTGTAGAGTTTCCAGCATTACTTCCAAGCGGTAAACCCATCTGGCCTGAGTACTGGAAACAAGAAGAATTAGAATCTATTAAATCAAACTTACCTGTTATGTCGTGGGAAGCGCAATATCAACAGCAACCAACATCTCAAGAAGGAGCTATCATTAAACGCGAATGGTGGAAGATGTGGGATAAAGAAGATATGCCTCAACTTATTCATATCATACAAAGTTATGATACAGCTTTTAGTAAAAAAGAAAAATCTGATTTTAGTGCTATTAGTACATGGGGAATTTTTAAATCAGGATTTAATCAAGATAATATTATTCTTCTTGATTGTGTAAAGGAGCGTTGGGAATTTCCTGAACTTAAAAAAGAAGCACTAAAGCAATATGAATATTGGGAACCTGAAACAATTATTGTTGAAGCAAAAGCAAGTGGCATGCCTTTAATACAAGAACTTAGACAAGTAGGAATTCCTGTGGTAAGTTATTCGCCGTCACGTGGTAATGATAAGTTAACAAGAGTCAATGCCGTGTCTCCTATTTTTGAGTCGGGACAAGTATGGGCTCCTGAAGGAAAAAAATTTGCAGAAGAAATGATTGAAGAATGTGCGGCGTTCCCTTATGGTGAGTACGATGATTTAGTTGATAGTATGACGCAAGCCTTAATGCGTTATCGTCAAGGTAATTTTATTGCATTAAAGGATGACTATGAAGACCCAATTAAACCTATTTACGAACAACAACCCGAGTATTATTAAATGCCAGTACAAGCCATACCTTTAGTAGTTACCTTAGCTGCAAGCTTAGGCGTAACCGTTCCTTTTCTTGCTAATCTTTCCATTGAAAATAATATTGATTTATCTACTTATGATTATGATCCTAGCGATCTAACTGCTTACGAAAACTTGTTTCCTAAACAAGCAGAACTTAAAAGAATTAAAGAATTTAAAACATACGAGGATAGTTTTTACCCAAAACCCGTCACAGAGAACACGGATCTTAGCGGAATTATCCTTGAAACAATAAAAAAAGATGAGGAAGTAAAAAAAACCATAGATCAAGAAGGTAATGAAATACCTCCTTTACCTGATCTACCCCCCGAAGATCCTGAGGAAGACCCTGATGAAACAACTATTGTTTATGAAACTGCCGAACAGTATGCCGAACGACTCGCGAGAGAAAGTACAGATGAATTGATTGATAAAGGAGTTAACAAGCTTAAAGATAAATACAAAGAAATAGAGGAGAAGAAAAAATTTTCTTTGAATCAAGGCGATCCTCAAAAAGAAGATACCAGTGTTGAAACAATTAACCCTAAAGATTTTTTAGCTAAAGACAAAAACACAAAGTTTTACATTGAAGCTCTTGTTCCTGATAAAATTAATGGAAATGTAGACATACGAGAAATAGATTATTTAAATAAAGAAGTGCCCATTATTGACTATAAATTTAACGTAAAAACATTAAACGATGTTAAAGAAAACACTCTTAAAGAAATAAATAAAAATACTAATGTTGATGTTATGGAGATGGCAA